ATATCAAGGACATCTTTCATAACAGTATGGTGTTCATTCATATCCTACCTCAGCACTTCCAAGCCCGAAGGCTCTTGTTTATACGAGAATTCGGGTCTTTCGCCGTCTTCTCGCTGGTAAGTTTTTTCTTCATCCCAGTCATTCTTGCACAAAAAGAGTCGCGCCTGCTGCCGCCTTCTGGTTGGGGAGGTTTTAAATTCATCCCTTCCTTTTTGGCAGAGGCCCGACCCTTGGCATTCAAACCCCCATTGGGGTTCTTGCCTTCCTTGCGCTGCCATGCTGCGGTCTTAGCCATTTCAGTACATTTTGCAAGGCTTATTCCGTGCCTGACCCACACCGCGAGGAGAAACAGAGCTTGTAGGCCCTTTTCCCGGCTTGCGAGCGGTTTGCTTAGGGCCACCTTTGCTCATATCTTGCTTTTGTGCACCAGACTGAACTTCGCCTTGGTACTGATCATCTGCCATTTTTGCTGCACGTCCCATGATGGACTCCTTATCCGTAATAAATAGTCAAACCGGTTTGATTTGATAGCTGGCCATAAAGCCCATTAACCGCCCAAATACCATCGCCGGGGATCAACAGCGTGACTGTAGCGGAGTTATTTGTAGTGTCCCACGAAGTCATCCAACGTGATCCAACCGCGCTTTGAGAAGCTGATGCACCGGCAGTGATGCTTCCTGAGTTGATGTCCGTTACGGTATATGTACTTGACGTGAGTACCGTAACAACATAATTTCCATTGGTAGCTGTGCCGCCTGTGCCTGCACCAAAAGCTAAGCCCACTACATCGCCGGTAGTCAAGCCATGAGAGGCCAGAGTAATGGTAATAAGAGTTCCAGCACGGCCATAAGTGACGGCAGTTGGGGCCGCAGAAGAGTCCCAAATGTTCACTGTGCCTGCCGTAGCAGAACCAATACCAATAACGCCTTTTAGGCGCGTCCTGCCAGTGACCATTTGGCCACTGGCGTTTATATGCGCACTTTTTACGTCAAATTGAAAGCCCATAATGGCCTCCTATTAGGAATCGGCAAACGGTGTAGCTACAGTGCCAGTGCCGAGGATCACGCCAGTAACCATGTATTTCAATGCAGCCAGTGCGCGGATCTCGATCCATGTGCCAGCAACACCGCCAGTGGTGCCGCCATTCAAATTGATGAAATCATTGCTGGCAGCGGCGGTAAAACCAACCATTGCACCCGCCGAATCGGTATCTACCGACAACAACGAACCAACAAACTTGTCAGTGCCGTCCGTACCAATCTTCAGCGAGCTTGTGCTGATGGTTGTAGGAACCCAAATTGTGTACAAAACACCTTGGTTATTTAGTGTGTTGTAGTCATTGCCGGGTCCAGAAGTAGAACCATTGGAACTAGTGTTAATTGTGGGCAAAAGAATGGTTAGAGCAGATGCCAAAGAACCGCCAACGCTAATCATGCGGCCGCCGTGGGCAATTGGATCAAGTGTGGTATTGGAAGTGATAGAAACAACAGAGGAAGGGCCCTGTTGATACAGGCCGCCCATCGAACGAAAGGGGCCGCTAAAAGTCGTACGTGCCATAGCAATAGTCCTTACATACAAGTTAAGTACATTGATCGGTATGTCGTCTGCCGGGACAGTTCAATGCACCGGAAAGCCCGGGTTAGCCACAATATACACCATTTTTAACTCATGTCAACATGCCGTACAAAGATTTAGCAAAACGCAAGGAAAAAGCCAAAGAATATTCGGCTAGGCATTATGCTGCCAACAGTACGGCCCAAAAAGTAAGGACAAAAGCAAGCAGGAAGGTAGGCAAGGAGAAATGGAACGAGTTCAAAGCAACCCTGATGTGCACCCAATGTGGGATATCACACCCCGCCGTTATAGATTTCCACCATCCCCCCGGTACAAAAGAATACAGTGTCCACAAATTGGCCCAAAATGGCCGGTACAAAAAAGCATATATAGAAGCCGCAAAATGTATAGTTTTGTGTTCTAACTGCCATCGACTTCACCACCACAACGAACGTTTAGCCAAGAAAATGGGGGCCGAAGCCCCCATTTTGAGTGGGATAGTACCCAATTAAGCAGCGGCTTCTTCCTCTTCGCCTTCGCCCTCTTCCTCTTCCTCTTCCAACTCAAACCAATCATCAGACTCTTCGTCGTAGTAGTACCAAACTTCGGCTTCCTCATCGTACCAGTAAGCTACGCCTTCATCGTCATACACCAGATCTTCTGTATCCTCTTCCATAACTAGCTCCTCTTCGTTTTCGTCCGCTGCTTGGACAACAGTTACAAAATCGTTCAGCAATGCAACTTTCCAAAATTTGTCAGTGGAAAACTCAATGCTATCCCCAAAACCAAAATCAATTGTCAATTTGAAATCCATAATTAGCCCCTTAAAAATGGTGCAGCACGGCGCTGCAAACACATCTTATAAGTGATTTATGACACTTTAAGTCATTAATGTCTGGTATTTAACCCTGCAAATTTAACGTCAAACTTTAAAATTACATGGTTAGCCAATAAAAAGGGCCCCCAAAGGGGCCCTTTACATCGGTCGAACCGAAAGGCTGATTTATCAGGTCGAACCCGAGGAACCATAAATGCCACGTGGATCGCTCCAGCCGAAGCTGTAACGCTCACGCGCCTTGTAGCGCACGTTGCCGGTGTCAAAGTCGCCTTCAAAGGCGGTTTTGATGGGCGAACGCTGGAACATTTTCAGACCGTTGGGCGCATCGGTCATGATGAACCATGCGTTTGTGTCGGTCAGATAGTGGTTCACTGCATAGCCTTGAGGAATCAAGCCCATCGATTTGATGGCATTGACATCATTGTCGGCAGTAGCAGTACGCAAAGTGGACTTCATCAGACGCTCGGCAGTGAACTGAAGTTCTTTCGGAACAATCATTTTCGTGCCCAAGACGGCAATTTTCAGGCCGCGCTCGTCGATGAAACTTGCAATGTCGATCAGACCTTGCTCCAAAGACGTTTCGTTCAGGTCAGCCTGAGTCGAAGGCGTATTTGCAAAGTTCTGAGCCAGTGCAGTGGGGTGGTTCAGGTTGCACAGAGAAACGCCGTCACCGCCGACATAGTTGCCGCCAGTAAATGCATTGTTCAGTACAGACGCTGCCTTGACCTGCTTGGTATGCGACATCGAACGAGCCAGAGCTTTGGTGTAGCGACCAGAGAGGCGGTCATAGAGGTTGTCCTCTACAGCTTCCTCAGTCAGTGCAAACGCCATGGCGATGGTTTCGTGCGTATAACGAGCCGTGAACGATTCGTTCGCGGTGTCATATTGAACGCCAGCACCCTCAGTCTTGGTGGGAGCAGAACCGAAGCCAGTCAACATCACCTCTTCTTCAAACGCACGGTCAGAGGATTCGATTTCAAAAATCTCTTCGTGTTCGTTTTCGTAGCGGTTGTACTCCATGCCGAACAAGGCATTGAGTCCGGGCTCTAGCTCTTTTACGAGTTGTGAACGTGTAATTGCCATGATTATGCTCCGTCTGCTGCAACGCCAACACTACCGTATTGATGCTGATTAAGTTTGACAACCACCTGTGCATAACTACCGAAGGCATTCGTCGGGATATCGTAGATGCCTACGATCTTGAACGTCAGCGCTGCGGTCTTAGCGATAGAGGAGGAACCAAGACTACCACTGGAAATACCGCTGTAGGTACTACCGGTAGTAGATGCAGTTGGGTCAGCATTCTTGCCAATGTTGGCTTGAGTAACAGAACCGTCTGCTTGGACAACAAACAATTGATTGGGATCGTCCAAAACCTCAGTCACGATGCTACCGATATTGGGAGTAACACTACCGGGGTAGTAGTTCTTCCATGTCGGCTTATCAGCGCGAGTGGGGTCATTGTATTGGCAACCGTTAAACACGCCCGTGGGGGCATTGTGGGTGGAAGCGTCATACTTGATGATGTATCCGTCATAGACAACAACGAGGTCGCCCTGATAGATAGCAGTGCCGTATCCACTTGCAATCAGATAGCCATACTGCTTTTGTGCACCAGTGGCTGAAAGATTACCTAGCGGACGCAGACCAAAAGGCTTATTCACATTTGCCATTTGTAGCTCCTAAAAGATTAAAAGGTACCGCCTTAGCGGGTTCCGAAAGTCGTTTTAGAACTTCTTTCGGGGGATTGGATGCGCATTGTAGAGTGTGCGTTTTCTCGCATCAACTCATTGTCTACTGCGGACAACTGGTCCCGGGCCTTTTGACGGAAATAAGCATTACGCTCTTCAGCCGTTTCATGTGGAATCTTGGCAAGGAGCAAGCCCCCTGTTGAAATTACCCCTGCATGTTTACCTTCGTCAATCGTAGGTAACAGGCCTTGGTATTCCTCCGGCAATTCTTCAATGCGCACGAGTTCATAACCTTCGCGCAAGCTGCTGTACACATTTTGCTTGTCGACAAATCCATTGACTTCTGAACGAATCCAACGGTAGCCGAATCCCTCTGGGGCGGGTGGGGTGTCTAATTTAGAAGGCGGTGCCCATGGCTTGCGACGAGTTTCCTTTTCCCGAGTGGTGCGGGCGGCTCTATCGATGGTAAGTTTTTCGCTCATGATCATTCCTTCACGTATTTAGCGTATTCCTCAAGAGGAACACCCAATTTTTTTGCAATAGCAATCTGACTCGGCGATAGCCGGACAGTACGGCGCGCACTATTAATCCCCGAACTACGGGAAGCAGGTGCAACAGCAGGCGCGGAACGCTGTTGTCTGGTTTCATTTGCGAAGCGTTTCGGGAGCTCTTCCCGAAGTCTTCGATTTAACTCATTATAGTATTCATCAGAATCGGGTTCAACCCCCTCTTGCTCAATAAGGGACTGATGAATACCCCAAGCGGCGTATGTTGCCACGCGATCTTGGCCAAACCAAGGGTTTTCCTCCGCCCACTGCTCTGCGCGGGGGGATGGAGGAGCCTTTTGTGGCTGCGGAGCAACATTCTGAGGTTGCTGAGCAGTTTGTTGGGCTTGCTCTTGGTAATGCTGGACCTGCTGCTCCTGTGTTTGGAGCCAACCAGACACTTTTCGCTGCTCTTGGGTAAGATCGGTTAGCCGTTGGACTGCTTCCGTTTCAGTATCAATGTCACCCTCTTCCCGCGCCTTGCGGATGATGGCTTTTAGCGTGGTTTGCTGGCCTTCCAGTCGGGTTTTAGCTTCATTGAGGCGGCTGTAGTCGGTGTGTACCAACTTTTGCTCCAAAGTCTGCTTTTCCGTCTGCAATCCACGGGCAAAATTAAGCGCAGCGTCCTTTTGGCGTTCTGCTTCCCGCATCCGGGCTGTTAATTTTGCGATACGCTTCTGAACGCCTTCGCTGACAGAGTCAAGCTCGTCCTTTGGCTCTTGAGGCTCAGGGGTATACCCTTGATTTACGGATTTGTCTTCAGCGCCTTCTTCCACGGTCACATTTGTGGCCACTTCTCCGTCACCTAGATCAAATTCCAACTGTTCATCATTCATAAATTGTCGTGCCATGGCTGTTCCTTACATGTGGAGAATGTCATTGGGGTCATTGATCGTGGCCAAGATCTCGTCATCGTTCAAGATTCGGATTTCGCCGCCTTCAATGTTCATCCGGGCACCGGCATAACGGCCAAAGATGATCCAATCGCCTTCCTTGCACCACGGACCGTGGGGGAATTTGTTGGTATCGGCGTATGCCAAGGGACCGACTGCCAAAACGTAGGCGCAAGTGGTCGTCAGTTGCTGCCGATCCATGGTTTGACCGGGCAACAAGACACCACCTTTGGTTTGGCTGGCCCCACGGTAAGGAAGTACCACAATCCGCCATCCAGTTGGATTTGGAAGATGGTTTTTAATGCTGTCAACACGCTCATCATGCTCTTTTTTAGCCAATTCTTCGTTGGCAGCAAGGGCAAGTGCTTCTTTGGCCTCAGCTTCTGCCTTGGCGGCAAATTCCTGAGCCCATTTCTCTTCCAATGAAGTAGTTTCTGTCATCGATAGTCCTTAAAGGTTGGGATTTTTGTTTAAAAGATCCTGAACGGCCTCTTCAACAAACCTAAACCCCTCTAACCGGCCCATCATGTACTTGTACTGCTCCATATTTTGTATCCGACCACTCAAAATCAGGTCATCGGACTCCCTACGGAGTCTTTTAATCTGATTAAAAACAGCTTCTGCAAATTCCAGCATGGATTTCTCCTATGAAAGCAGACAGTTTAGGCCCCTGTCTGAAGGGTTCCCACTAACTATAGCGGATATTACGCAAGTTTTACCTTGTTAAACGCATCTTTTCGGTAGACATACGTCACTTTTGCCTTTTCCGCACCTTTTTCTGCCTTTTTTGGCACCGGTTTTGGCATTTGTTTCATCTGTTTGGGCTTATTGGCCATTTTTTACTCCTAATTGTTGCTGTTTTAGCATCAAATTTGCCTGATCCATCTGGGATTTTTCCGCTTGACGGGCCTGATCCAACTGCAATTTGGATTGATCAATCTGGGTTTTGGCCTGATCGCTGGCAGCATTCTGCTGAAGCTCCTGTTTCTTCAAATCAATCAATGGGTCCGGGGGCGGATTACCTTGCAATTGGTTTTGCAAGTCCTTCACTTCCTTAAAGAACTGGGCTACCTTAAGCGCAACCAATGCTTCACGCTGCAATGGGGACACCATTTGATCTGGGTCCGTGCCGTACTGCTTAAACAAGTCAGCTTCCACTGTTTCTTCTGCCTTGACCGTGATGTGATCAAAGATATGCTTTTGCAGAGTAACCGCCACATTGGGCATTCCTTGCAGCATGGGCGACAAACCAAACATAATGTGCGTCATGATGTGGGCATCATGCTGTTGGCCAGCAAACGCTTTAAGCGGTGAACCATCCAACGCCTGCGCATTTTCGCTTGCAGGATCTTTTGGTTTGTCCACATTCTGCGTGTTCAAAATTGAATCAATATCCCGCACACCAATTGCTTGGTACATGCGGTAGTACGACTCGTACATGTTGTGCATCTGCGGTGCGCTTTGCGCCAGTTGCAACTGGGTCTGCGCCATTGTGATGCGCTGCGCCACCGAGAAGATGTTGGGGTCAGATACCGGCAATACATCAATTCGGTCATCAAAGTCTGCACGTTTAATAATGCGGGACTCGCCGGGGACATCGTACGGATAAGTATCGGGTAGAAACTCTCCAAAACCTTTGGCCAGTAACTGGAACTCCAGCTTCTGTGCGTAGTGCAAGCGTTTGTGGATGGCCGACATGACCGAGCTGCCTTTTTCCAGCAGCGCAATCGTGGTT